AAAGGCGAAGAGAGATGCACAATGATGAACACAAAGAAGAAAAGCTACCTCTCTTTTCTCGTTTGAATGATGCTATAGATACTGGTTTTCAGAGAACTGGAAAGTTTATAGCAGATGCTGCCCAAGATAGACCCGGTATCGGAGATGATATTGTCAGGGGAGGTATTCAAGGGCTTTCCTTTATAGGTAACCTACCTGTAATTAAGCAGATAGGTCAGTTAGAAGATAAACTTGTAGAAGGTGTAGGGTATCTTGCAGATAAACAAAGTGTAGTAGATCCTAGATCATTTAGATATACTACACGTGTAGCTACTATGTTTATACCTATACCTCCAGTTACTAAACTTGCACGTAAAGGTAAAATCGCTAGTAAGTTTAGTAAACTAAAATCTAGAATGTTTAATAAGTTAGATGAGAGTAGATACTTTACTAGAGATGAATTACTCGAAATGGGTATAGGTTCACCTCAGATGTCAAAATTTGCTGATGACCTAGATGTAAGTACAATGTCTTTAAAACAGCTTGAAAATGAATTAAACTTAAGATCAGTTGATTTAGGGTATAATCTTAAAGATGTAGGTACAACACCACGTGGTAATCAGATGGGTATACCAAAAGATATAACCACTTTATATCTAAATCATGCTCAAGCTTATAATAAAGCTCAAAAGCTTCAAGGTGGTAACTTAATAAAGTTTCCTAATCTTGTTTATAATAAGGTATGGTATAGACCTAAGCCTAAGAAACTTGCAAAAAATGATAATTACGTTTATCTTGAAGACTGGCTAGACAGAAAGATGCGTACAAAGCTTGGTGTTTCTGCTAGATCTCTTCGTATATGGAAACAAACTTCTGAGAATGTTCCTAAAGGTACTTTTTATAATGAGAAACTTAAACAGCTTAGAGCATTAAACCGAATTGAAGATCTAAATGGGTTACCCAGAACAAGGCTTAGAGACGTAGAATTGGACCATAAAAATGCTTTGCGTTCAGTTGAAGATATTACTAGAGGTTTAAGTGAAGACAATACTCAGTTTATATTTGACATATTAGCAAAGTATGATTTATTTACAGGAGATCATGCTAGAAATTTAATTCTTCGTGATAAAAAGATTCATAGAGGTCTCTGGCCTAAGATGAAAGCAGCACTAAAGTCATTAAATCTTAAAACTATTGATGATTTTAAAAATACAAAATATCCTGAGTTAGAATACTTAAAATATTTAGCTTATGACAGAAACCCTAAAACTGGGTCTACACCTCTTAGAGAATATATCGAAAAAATTAAGTTTATTGAAGAGCAGGCTGGTGATGCTGAAATAGCAAAACTAATTCAAAGACTTAAAACATTGCGAGCTTCAAAGAGTTTTCCTAATGTTAAAACTACAGACTCTGTAACTGAAGCGTTAGTTAGAATTTTTGGTGGATACGAAGGTCTAGAAGTTTTTATACAAAAATTAAAGGACAATTATCCAGTAAACTTACAAACTGATATGATTAGAGGTGAGTTAGAACGATTAGGTAGTTTTGGTCCTATAGATGAAGACGTTTTACGAAGAATTATAGATGGATAACACTTTAGCATTATTACAACAAGATTTTAAGCTGTTTCTACAGGCATTGTGGGGACAGCTAGATCTTCCTAGTCCTACAAGAGCACAGTATGCGATTGCTGATTACATTCAATATGGTCCCAAGCGACTACAAATACAGGCGTTTCGGGGAGTTGGTAAGAGCTGGATTACTGGTGCTTTTGTTCTTTGGACTTTATTTAACGACGCTGAAAAGAAAATAATGATAGTATCTGCATCTAAGGAACGTGCAGATAACATGTCTATCTTTTTACAGAAACTAATTATAGAAACACCATGGCTAAGTCAACTACAACCAAAGAGCGACGACAGCAGATGGTCAAGAATTTCCTTCGACGTAAACTGTTCACCTCATCAGGCTCCATCCGTGAAGTCTGTAGGTATTACTGGTCAGTTAACGGGAAGTCGTGCAGATCTGATGATTCTAGACGACGTAGAAGTACCGGGAAACAGTATGACGGAGTTGATGCGTGAAAAGCTACTTCAACTCTGCACAGAAGCCGAAGCAATCCTTACGCCAAAAAACGATAGCCGTATTATGTATCTCGGGACTCCTCAGACTACTTTTACTATTTATCGTAAGCTGGCAGAGCGGAATTATAGACCGTTTGTCTGGCCCGCAAGATACCCAAGAGGTAAAACATTCAGTCAGTACGAAGGGCTCTTAGCACCAGAAATACAGGCTGATATAGATAATGGAGCAGATGAATGGGCTCCTACAGACCCAGACAGATTTGACCATGAAGATCTACTAGAAAGAGAGGCTTCTATGGGTCGCAGCAACTATATGTTGCAATTTCAACTCGATACAAGCCTATCAGATGCAGAAAAGTTCCCACTTAAGATGGCTGATCTCATTATTACTAGCGTTAACCCTGATACTGCCCCAGAAAACGTTATATGGTGCTCAGATCCATCAAATGTCGTCAAAGACGCCCCTTCAGTCGGATTACCGGGGGACTATTTCTATTCACCTATGCAAATGCAAGGAGAATGGGGTCCATATAACGAAACCATATGCAGTATCGACCCATCCGGTAGGGGAACAGACGAAACAGCAGCTTGTTATCTATCCCAACGCAACGGAATCATCTATTTGCATGAAATGCGAGCGTACAGAGACGGGTATAGTGATAATACCTTGCTCGACATCCTTAGAGGCTGTAAAAAGTACAATGTTACAAGCTTGGTTATCGAAACAAACTTCGGAGACGGTATCGTAAGTGAATTATTTAAAAAACATCTTATTCAGACAAAACAAAACATACATATTGAAGAGGTACGAGCAAATGTTAGGAAAGAGGACCGCATTATTGACAGTCTTGAACCTGTGCTCAATCAGCATCGCCTTGTTGTTGATCGTAGGGTTATCGACTGGGACTATCGGTCGAACCAAGACAGTGCGCCTGAAGAGCGGCTCCTCTATATGCTATTTTACCAAATGAGTCGTATGTGTCGTCAAAAAGGTGCAGTTAAGCACGACGACAGGCTAGACTGCCTAGCTCAAGGTATTAAGTATTTTACAGATGCTCTACATATAAGTGCATTAGACCAAATAGCTTTGAGAAAGAAAGAAGAGTTTAGTAATATGTTAGAAGCTTTCTTAGATGACCCACAATCTAGTGCTAACCATTTGGTCCTAGGCATGTCTCTAGAGCAGCGTAGAGAGGCTCAGGGGCGTGATAACGGAAAAACCTTACCAACATGGCGTTAGGTCGATCCCTCACGTATACAGGGGAAGAGAAGGGTGGACTCGACCCCTATGGAGGAGACTAACATCTCCTCCTACACTATTACCGGTTATCATATGAGTTGATAACTCTTAATATACTAACCACTAACCTCCTCTAACAGTATATTACTGTACTAACCCGTAAATTTTGACATAATTTTGTCTGGTCATAATAACGACGGAGGGCGGTCGCATTTCCCCCATTGACATCTTGATTATAATAAGAATCATTGAGTCTCATGAGTCCGACGAGACCAGTGAGTCTCAGCGCAACAAGGACGTATCTAGCCTGAGACGCAGTGTAAGACATGTCAAGTACGTGTTACCGATCACACTCATACGCAACATGGTCGCACTTGAGACACAACGTAAGACTGTTACAATGTGTGGCGATCTGTTGGCAGTCCAGTCTCAAGACAGTATCACACCGTATTAGACTGAGACTCACAATCATGTGCGACTCAAATAAGATATATTGGATTGCTGAAATCTTACACCATTCTCAGAATAATACTGCTATAATAGTGGTATAAGACAGATAAGGAGATTCCAAACATGACAATTAAGACACAACCTAAGACAGCCTTCGGCAAGACATTACACTATGTTACAGATCCAGTACAAGCTGCTGCTCTCACTAGTCTCACAGGTAAGAAGACTATCAATGATAAAGATATTGCGTCTCTTAAGACTCTAGGTATCACAGTACAGTCTCAAGCGACTCAAGTTGCAACAATGGTTTACGCTTAGTCTCATGAGAACATATACATATATTAAGATGCCGTCTACTATTGGACTCAAGAGAAAATCACAATTTATTAAGCGTGTCAAATCGAGACCAGTGAAAGTGTGTTGAGACTCAAACATCTCACACTCATTTTCACACTCAGTCTCATGCGACTCATTATACTCATTATTCTTATTTGAGATTCCACACATCTCATGACAGTCTCAAAATAAGATGCTATAATAGAGGTATAGAGACAAATTTTTACACTTTCACACACATCACGAGGTCGCACATGGCAACAGACACAACACACGGACGCAAGGACGTATATAAGGTCGTATTCGAGATCGACATAGACTGCGAGGAGCTACTTGACGCAATAGGTCTAGATTACACAAGGTCAGGACTAGATGACACACAGAACTGCGTGGAGATAGAGCTGACACCATCAGAAGCACATGATGTACTTGACCAGTCACTATTAACATTGACCAACGAGCAGACTATCGCAGCTGCTGTACTCAACCACGAACTCAGCGAGTACACAACGTCAGCAGTTATCGAAACACCACAAGGAGACAGGATAATCTTTGAGTAAAAATACTCTTGACTTATCTTTAAATTTAGATTATAATATAATTAGGAGGACAATGCTTACATACACTATACTACTTAGTTTACTACTCTTCACACCACAAGAGTTCACTAACTTATACAACTATCAACAGAGGACGCAACTATGCTACATACACTAACATTCGGTCGCACAATAGGCGACAATCAGGACTATGTTACAGACTTAGACTGGGAGATGTATTGTCAGGAAGTACTTGACGCTAACTTTGATGGCTATACTATACAGGACGCAATGGGATCATGGAAGTCCGTACCAGAAGATAGCAAGATCGTTATCATCAACACACCACATACACTACTAGTTAAACAAGTAGCACAAATATACAAAGAAATGTTCCAACAGGAAGCAGTTGGTCTATTTACTACAGCAACACCAATGGAGTTTATCTAATGGAATACATAGACGACTGGACTTGCCAAGAATGTGGTCAAGTCAACAGCGAAGGCGACGACGCATGTACATCATGCGGCAGCACATGGACAGAACAAAACAATCAGGAGACAACATGACACAGAACAATCCAATGCAAGACGCATACACACAAATACTACGTGCGTACAATCCACTTGAGATCAAGGACATACTATTATGTGGTGCATCACGTAAGGCTACCAAGCACAGAGACGTAGATGATATCATGACATATTATGCCAACTACAACGAGGGCATACATCACAACTTGCTTGATGCCAAAGAGAAGTACTGCAAGGACTACTTGTTTATGCAGTGGTGCTACAACCAGACAGACAAGACACAAGAGGATCAGTTCGAGTTCTTAAGAGACGTAGTATGGCTGTACATTGACTGTGTAGCTGATGAGCTAGCTGATGAGTACAAGTTACACGACAAGGATAGAGACGAGATCGAGAACGAGGTACTAGCTATTGACTTACAGTTCAGAAAGAATCAACTTAGCGTAATAGACGGAGGTAAATCATAATGTTTAACACATACATAGACGACAGAGCCATGATACCAGTACTACTTGAGCATGACTGGATTATCTGGAAGGATACATGGACAGACTGCTCATACGAAACCTATATGGCTCTCAAGAAGATGATGAGGCATACAGGTAACGCTGTACCAATGGTGTAGCACACGGGCATGAGGAAATCCTAGAGCAATACCTCTGTAAGTCCCATTTGATTCTATAGTTTAATGGTTAGAACGTGTCCCTGTCACGGACATGGTTGGGGTTCGACTCCCCATAGAATCGTTCAACAAATAATTTTTTGTTGATTTACTGACATTTTATTGTCAGACTTTTAAATTTTTGCTATTATAATAGTATGAATATCTTTGTTACAGACCGCTGCCCAATACAGTCAGCACGCAATTTACCTGACAAGCACATAGTCAAGATGCCACTCGAGACTTGCCAGATGCTGTCTATTATTTACAGTGACTGGTATTACGGCGTTGGCAAACTATACAAGTCAGACGGCACACCATATCGTACTGCACATGGTGCATTTCGTAACCATCCATGTACGCAGTGGGCTGCTGCCAACCAATACAATCTTGCATGGCTTATACGTCACGGCTATGCGTTATGCGACGAGTACACACAGCGTTACGGCAAGGTTCATACCTGTCTCGACGTTATTTCACAATCAGAGCGTATCTTTCACAGATCATTCTCCAACATCAACTCGTTGTTTCACGCATCACGCAAGGTCAGAGACTTCACTCGTGCCATGCCAGAGTCTATCAAGTTCGACAATACTATCGACACTATCACAGCGTACAAACGCTACCTCAACACCAAGCCGTGGCTAGCTACAAACTATCTACGCATACCATCACGTAAACCATCATTTATTACCACCATGACAACAACACCAAACAAATCAGACCTACCTATCTATGACTTCTCTACTACACCAGAGCAGAGAGCAGAAGAGCAAGCTAAAATTGACGCAGCTATACAGGTTGCACAGTTAGAAGCATCACTCAAAAAGCAAGACGCACCAGCTGTCAAGTCAGCCAAAGCAAAAGCAAAGGGTCTAGTACCAGCTAAGAAGCCAGCCGCTAAAAAGTCAGGCAAAGCAGGCAGAATTGTAGGTATTTCAAAGGACGAAAACGAGTTCATCCAAGAAGTATTACAAATGATTGCAGATGACCCAGAATTAGGTGCAAGCAACCCAAACTATGTTAAAATACAAGCAAGATACAACAAATAATTAGGAGATAACTATGCCAAACCACTGCCACAACAGGGTTACAATCTGGTCTGAAGATCAGGCCACGATTGAAAACCTTAAGAATATATTTGAAGATGAGAAGATCTTTACACACTTCATACCAGAACCAGACTGGGCTAACACACCACTAATGACTAGCGAAAACAAAAGTTTGTTCACAAACGAACCAAAAGGCAAGGATGGCGAGTTACCAATGCAGCCCACGTCTGAGAACGGACACCATGCACCATTCTTTCAATCAACAGGTCATGCCGACGACAGGTGGTATGACTGGAGAGTACAGAACTGGGATACCAAGTGGGACGCATATGACGTACAAGTTGACGGCGGTTACGACGACGACGAGATAACTGTTGAGTTCAACACAGCATGGTCACCACCAGAAGCTATATGCGAAGCACTCAGAGAACAGTATCCAAAAGCTACAGTCCAGTGGTTCTATGACGAGCCCGGTTGTGAGCTAGCGGGGTACTTATAATGGACGTATATAAATACTCTCCCATCAAACCACTATACATGTTAATTAAGGTCGATGTTGACAAGGAGATAGTGTATAATCAGGATAAAGCAGAGAAGTATGCAGATAACCATTGTAACAGAATGGAGTATGCACTTGTTGACTGGTACTATCCTGATGATGAACAATACCCATACATAGCCAAATGATTATATACTTATTCATAGTATTCTTTATCTTGTATGTCTTTTATATCCTACGGAGGTATAATCCACATGGCTAAACAATCAAGATTCGAGAAAAATGTTATACTATACTTAAGTGTAGTTACCAACTTATTCATTATTGCAGGGGTTACACGACATTGGATTAGATATGACAACACCAAACTGGCAGAAACACAGCAAGAAACTGCCCAAGTACAAGAAGAAGCCACGAATGATACAGGCTGCTCGCAAACGTACCAAAACACTAATTAAAAAACTTACCCACTCACAATCATGACATATCATTACTACTGCTGTGACACCGCTGACGGCAGACACTTTTGCCTTATGGCACAAGATGACATGGAAGCAGCATATCGTGCTGACGCCATGGCAAAGGAGTGGTATAACACCACCCTCAAGGACGTTTACCTTGATAAACACGATAACCCTCACAGGAGATACAGACCCTATGACAAAGAAATACTTTCCCAACAATTACAATAAGATTGCCAGATGCCCTGCCGAATGGTTTGAGCCAATGGAGTATGACTTGTTCATGGACTGGAAGATGAATGACTGGCAAATCATGGACTCACATGACTGCATCATTCGTACACGTAACTGTAAAACCGGTAAGGTCAAAGAATACTCGTATCAGATACCAAAACACGCTAAGAATCGCCTTAAAAAGATCATTAAAGATCAGGAAGAAGAACTAATTTTGTGTACTCATGATACAATACAACACCTAAAACCAGAGAAGTACATTACAGAAAATGACAAAAAGAATTTCTATTCCCAGTGATGACGTCTACACTTATGAAAAACAGGCGTTAGATATGCTACCAAAAACACACCCACATTATAGTGAGGTATA